CGCTACTGTGCCCGCCTCGTTCATTGATGATACCATCAAGAAACACAGGGCGGCACTTACAAAGCAGCTCCCAGAGGTAGGCTTTGAATATTGCCTGAAGGTGGCGACGAAGTTCGATCGGATGGTCCGGGAGGATGGCCGTGAGTGGCCCATTGACCTCACCAAGGACCAACCGATGGATCGAGATCAGCGTCAGTGTAATCCGGGCCGTATGGCCTGCGTCGAGGCAGTCCGTAGCCTTGGCGGGAAGACTGGTGCGATCAGGAGGCTCCTTCTTGAGCCCTCGAACTTCTGGAGGTACTACGGGGAGAGCGAACTCCGACCGACTGTCGAGTTCTGGGATGGTAACCTGGTCGTGAGGGACGCCACATTTGGCTCCATGACCTGGAAGGACGGACGGGCCCTCTATCTCCCTGAGATGAGAGCCGAGCACTTACGGCAGAGGATCCTCGAGGAGGTACCTAACCGTGAGCTCTTGAGGCATGCCGTAGAGGACCTCCCTCGGGAGTTCCTTCTTGATCGGTTCCCTCTGTGGCTCATCGGTAGGCCTCCTCCACCTGGCTTGCGCAGCCGGATCGAGGCCGCCCGCGTGAAGTGTCAGTCCGCCTCCCTGTCAACCGGACCCCGTAGGGCCCTTGTTGCACAGGTTGCCCCTGTCCTTGAGCCTTTGAAATGTCGTCTGATCACGAAGGGTGAGAGTCTTCCTTACGTGGCCTCCGAGGTCTACCAAAAGGACCTCTGGAGACGACTTTTCGTCCACAAGCCTTTCAGGCTCATTGGACAACCGCTCGAGGAGTATATGCTCCATGAGGTTTTGGAGCGCTCTCCCAAGGAGTTCGATAAGTGGGTGAGCGGCGACTATTCCGCCGCCACTGATGGACTGAGCTCTGAGATCAACGAGTGGGCTCTGGAGAGCTATCTTCGTGTGATCCGAGCAACTGAGGAGGAAGAGTCCCTTTGTCGCGCCGTTCTTGGTAATCACCTGATCACCTACGGCAAGAAACTCTCCCATCATAAGCCCTTTATGCAGACCAATGGTCAGCTCATGGGCTCTCCTCTATCGTTTCCTATCCTGTGCATGATTAATCTCGGAGCCTACTGGGTGGCTCTGGAAGAACACACAGGGAGGTCTTGGTCCATCTCCGAACTCCCCGTCCTTGTTAATGGGGACGATATCCTCTTTCGGGCCAATGACTCCTTCTATGAGACTTGGCAGAAGCATATTACGAAGGTCGGTTTCACGCTCTCGGTGGGGAAGAACTACATCTCCCCGAGTTGTCTGACTGTCAATAGTGAGTGCTTCCGTCATATCCACAGGGAGGGTCGTGTGGTCCTAGAGAAGGTCCCCTACCTCAATACCGGGCTCCTTTACAGTGGTCGCTCTGCACCTGGACATTGTCCCCTTCGTCGTGAGACTGAGGAGACTCCTTGGGAGCAGAGGGCCTCTTATGTTATCGAGAGCTCGGTCGACCCTGCGAGGACATTCCGCAGAGTGATGAGATATTTCAAGGACGAGATCCAGACTACCACTCAGGGCGGACGATACAATCTTTTCGCCCACCCTATGTTAGGTGGAGTCGGACTTCCGCTTCCCGACGGAATCCAGAACAGGTTCACCCCCTTTCAACAGACCCTGGCCTCCTATCTCTTGGAGGCCCGTAAAGGTTTAGGTCGACAACTCACCGATCATGAAGGCGCCCTGGAGAGACTAGGCTCTCTCGGTGCCAGAGGTGTAGATGACCTGGTCCAGAAGGGTCTCCAGCCCTTTTCGAGGGGCTGGATGGAAGTCTCGCGCCATCGCGCGGTGGAGGGGATTCAAGGCCGCAGACAGATGATTCGCCAAAGTATCCGTAGATCTGAGGCACGAGTCTGGGGCCGTTTCGTTCTGAGAGATCCCATGGAGCCCATGAGGGAAGATGAGCTGGATGTGCCGGAGGCTCCGAGGAGCTTTCTCAATTACCAGGGCGAAATTGATCCCGCCCGGGCGGCATGGACACCCAGCTTCATCACGGACGAAACTCTACGTGAGGTCCGTGAGCATCGGAAGATTGTTAAATCTCCCTTGCACTTCCCTTATGTCTATCGCATCTCTGGTCCTTTATTGGAGTCAGGTGGTACTGATCCTAGGATTTGGATCGGTCGCCGGCCTCCTAAGGAGTTCGATGAATTGGTCAGGGCGGACGCGTTCTGCCCCAGCCTCTTCATTCGCTCTCTCGGACCGGACGACACCAGAGATGCCGATGACTGCTGGTGCCGAAGGATTCGCGGCGCGATCCTTCTTAAGGCACTTCTGCCCGACTCGGCGAGTCCTGCGGGACCCTCCGGAGAAGGGACACCTTCCTCGACAAGAACCACGTGCGGCGCTACAGGGTCTGAAACCCGTCAGCCTTCTTCGGTGGTCAGCGAGGGAGAGGTCCTGGACCTAGAGGGACTTGTGGGGTGAGCCGACAAGTCGATCCGGGGGCGGGTGTTGTTCCCGCTCGGGGTTGAAATTCCCCTCCT